ACAGGAAAAGTTCGCCACCCTGATTGCCACTGGCATAAATCAGTCCGACGCGTACCGGGCCGCCTACGATGCCAAACGCATGAAGGCGGCGACAGTGCATAGGGCGGCGCTTGCGCTAGTGCGGCACCCCAAGATTACTACTAGGGTGGCCGAGATCAGAAAACCTGTGATCGAGGCGGCGCGCTACGGACTGAAGGAGGCGATGAGTGAGGCCGAAAAGGCGCTGATGATGGGGCTGGCGCTGGGTCAGGCGGGGGCTGCGGTGTCGGCTGTGACGCTCCGCGCACGGCTGCATGGGCTGCTGGTTGAGGACCGACCGAACGCTCGGGATGCTTACACTGACATGAGCGATGCCGAACTGGAGAGCGTGATTGCAGAAGCAGATCGAGTTATCAAGTCCGCGCAACGCGCTGATAGCGCAGGCGTTCGCAAAGGCCGAGCAGGCGAAAAGGTTTAAGCAACGCAGGTTCTTCACGTTTTACCCCGATACCGGGCCACTGCGCCGCGATCTCTACCAGAAACAACTCGCGTTTTTCAAGTTTGGCGCAACTCACCAGATTCGCGGCCTGATGGCTGCGAACCGGGTTGGCAAGACCGAGGGCGGCGGCGGGTATGAGTTGACGTGTCATCTGACTGGGCGCTACCCGGAGTGGTGGGAGGGCGCACGGTTTACCGAGTACGTCAGGGCTTGGGCGGCTGGCGACACGCGGCAGACGACGCGGGACATCATCCAGCAGAAGCTGCTCGGGAACTGGGCGCACTTCGGCGCTGGCATGATTCCAGGCGAGGACATTCTGAAGTTCACGCCGCAGCCTGGGGTTCCCGAGGCTGTAGGCACGTTGTTGGTCAAGCATTATGACTGGCAGCATCCCAAGCCGGATGGCTCGCTGGTGCAGGATGGCACTTCTAGACTGGTGTTCAAATCATTTGACCAAGGCCGCGAGGCGTTCCAAGGCACGGAGCAAGAAGTGATCTGGCTCGATGAGGAGTCTGACGAGGGCATACGGGGCGAATGCCTGATGCGCCTGATGACCACTGACGGACTCCTGATCGAGACATTCACGCCGCTCAAGGGCTTGACCAAAGTGGTGATGAGTTACCTGCCGGAAGGATACCAAGAGGGCATGACGCAAGCGGTGACAAAAGACAAGGCGCTGGTGATGGCGGGGTGGGACGACGTACCGCACCTGACCGCAGCGCAGAAGGCCACGATGCTGGCCGAGACGCCGCCGCACCTGATTGACGCGCGCTCCAAGGGCATCCCGAGTATCGGGGCTGGTGCCGTCTATCCGCTGGCTGAGTCTGAGTTTCTGGTTGACGACCGCGAGATACCGGCCAACTGGCCGCGCGCTTACGCGCTGGACGTGGGGTGGAACCGCACGGCTGCGATATGGGGTGCGCGAGATCCGAACACAAAGGTCGTGTATCTCTACGCCGAGCATTACCGGGGGCAGGCAGAGCCGCCGATTCACGCTGCCGCGATCAAAGTGCGCGGAGCCTGGATACCGGGCGTGATTGATCCTTCGTCAGCCGGTAGCGGGCAACACGATGGCAAGCAGATCATCAAACTCTACCAGGAAAACGGCCTAGACGTGCAGCCGGCTGACAACGATGTTGACGCTGGAATCCTCGCCGTGTGGCAAGGGCTGTCGCAAGGCAGCGTTAAGGTTTTCAAGAGCCTGCAACACTGGCGCACCGAATACCGCATGTATCGGCGTGACGAAAAGGGACGCATTGTGAAAGAGAACGATCACCTGATGGATGGCACGCGCTACCTGATTCTGAGCGGCATGAGGCGCGCCAAAACAACGACCGAGAGGGTGATACGGTCTAGCCCGCGTACGCCGCTTGATCCCGGCACAGGAATTTGATGGAACACGCCGAACAACCCCAGAGCGCCCCGCTGGACGAATACCAGCTCGCCGCGATGAAGAAGGAGCAGCAGCGGGCCGATGATGAGCGTATCCAGCGCCTAGATGCTCTCGCCCTATCGCTGTCGGCGAAGCGCAAGGCCGCGATCGACGCTCGCGCAGCCTCCGGTATCGAGCAGATTTGGCTCGAGGACGAGGACGCATTTGACGGCATTGACGACGCCAATCGAGCTCAGGAGGGCGCCCAGGGCACTCGTCACCGCTACACCAAGAGCGCGTCCTCTGCGGGCACCTACACCAAGACCGATGCCACCAGTGACGCGAACAAGTGCATTCTGCTGCCCAATATCACGGGGCCGTATTGCGAGGCCGGAGCAGCGAGCATCGCCGATATACTGCTGCCGCTGGATGATTGGCCGTTCGGACTGGGACCGACTCCGATACCGGAGTTGACTGGAGTTCTGGAACAGGTCAAGCAGTTTCCCGACGATCAAGCGGTGCGGATGCCGGGGATGGCGCAACCCGCGGCGGCTGGTGATGTTAGGGCGCAGGCCGAGAAAGCCATTGAAAAGGCCAAGAAGTGTGCCGAGAAGGCGGAAACCCGCATCCGCGACTGGCTGACTGAGTGCCAGTGGCACGGCAAGTCCAGGCGGCAGATTGACGACTCGGCGCGGGTAGGAACCGGCATCGTCAAGGGCCCGGTGCCAGTGATGAAAAAGCAATACGCTTGGCACAACGAAGGCGGCGTTCAAACCTTGGAGATCAAGGAGGAGACGAAGCCGGTCACTGAGGTTGTCGATTTCTGGAACTTGTATCCAGACTACCCGGCATGCGGTGAGAGCATTCACAACGGCTCGTTTGTGTGGGAGAAAGGCGAGTATACCCGCAAGACGCTGCAGGATTTGCGCGGACAACCGGGCTACATAGACAGCCAGATCGAGTTGTGCCTCGCCGAAGGACCGCACCAGCCCGAAGTTGATCCGGGCGCCAAGAAGCAGTCCACGTCGGAAGATGCGCTGTATGAAATCTGGTGGTTCCACGGTGCCCTTGAGCGGGCCGATGTGGAGGCCGCCGGCTGTGATTGCTCAAGCCAACCCGAGAAATACATCTCGATTCCGGCCATCATTACGGTGGTGAACGGTCGGCCGATACGGGCTGCCCTCAATCCGCTCGACAAGGGCACGTTTCCCTACGATCTACTGACGTGGCGCCGCCGTCCGGGGATGCCGTGGGGCCAGGGTGTCAGTCGCCAGATGCGGCCTGCGCAGCGCGGCATTACTTCGTGCTTCCGGGCGCTGATGGAGAATGCGGGACTCTCTGCCAAGCCGATGCTGGCTGTGCTGCGGAAATACCTGAGTCCGGTGGATGGCACCTGGGATCTCTTTGGTGGCAAGGTTTTCGAGGTAGACGACGACGCCGATGTGCGGGACATAAAGACCGCCATCATGACCTTGCAGATTGACAGTCGCCAAGGTGATTTGCTGGCCATCATAACCTTCCTGTTGAAGCTCGCCGAGGACATCACGGGCCTGCCGCTACTGTTGCAGGGTCAGATGGGCCAGGCGCCGGACAGGGTTGGGGTAGTGGAGATCCTCAACACCAACGCGAGCGTCACCAAGCGGCGGATTGCCCGTCAGTTTGACGACCAGGTGATCGAGCCCAGCGTGACCCGCTACTACGATTACCTCATGCAGTATGGCGAGGACGAGGAGGAAAAGGGCCTGTTCGTCATTGACGCCCGTAGTTCCAGTGTGTTGGTCGAGCGCGACATCCAGAACAAGAACATGATTCAGTTACTGGGCGCTTCTGCGCAACCGGCCTACGGTGCCGATCCGCGGAAAGCGTTTGCGGAAACGTGCAAGGCCATGAAGATTGATCCGAAGCGTATCCAGTACGACGAGGATCAATGGAAGAAGATTCAGGAGAATGCCGCCAAGGCCCCGCCTGACCCGAGGATTGCGGCAGCCGAGATCAAGGCCAAGGTTGAGATAGCCCTGCAGGAGCGCGAGCAGCAGTTCGAGGCTGACCAGCAGGAGCGCGATCGGCAGGTGAAGATTGCGGTGGAAATGATAGACGAGCGCATGCAGAGTGCGGAGCTCTCAGCCATCGAGCGCGACACGCTGACCAAAGTGAAGGGCAGCCTGGGTGAGACCGCGCTGAAACTTAGAACGCAGAAGGAGCTATCGGTGTTCGACGCCAGAGTGAAACAGGTCACTCAGCCGCCCACCGAGCCGAAGGGTAGGGCTGCGCCAGGCAGAGCGTTTCAAGCCTAATGACCACCCTTGTCTGCATTGACACGCGCACCGGCACCCTGCGCCGCTGGGTCAGGGGATCGCGCTGGCAGGGCATTCAGGCCAAGCCTCAACGCACAGGCGAAGCGAGGCTTGTTCCTTGGGAGTCAGCGGCTCCTCACGCGCGCGTCGTGCCGCTTGCTGATGTCGAGTCATTCAGGCAGAACCGCGCCACTGGCGTAGCGTTGGAACCGGAGGTGGCTTGAGGTGTTTATGCAACGTATCACGCCCCGAACCCAATGCGCCGGCCAGCGCTGCCCCGAGAGCGAGGGCTGCGCGCGCTACGCCATGCGTGTTCAGGGCGCACCGTGGGCGTCCTTTGACGTAGAGCGGATGCGTTTCGAGAGTCCCTGTTTACATCGGATTGACTTGATTCACAAGGAGAGCGCCATTGGCCGACCCCATTCTCAGCAAGAGTGATTTGCAGTCTGCTGTGTGGCTCAAGGTCAAGGAACACCTCGAGGCGGAGCTCGCCGAGCGCCGCGAATACAACGATGGGCTGTCTCTTACTGAGGTCGAGACAGCGGCGATTCGAGGCGAGATCAAGCGGCTCAAGCGGTTGCTGAAGCTAGGGGCCGAGAACAAATAGATTTTTGCGCCAATCAGTTGTGCATCCAGCCCGCCTTCGCGCGGGCTTTTTATTTGAGGAAATCAGATGAGCGAGTTGAAGGCGGTTGAAACGGAAACAGTGGTAGCAACCCCAGAGCAGCAGGCGCTGGAAGCCGATGCTGCGGTAGCCGTTGGCTATAACAGGGCCAAAGGCGTTCCGGTTGTCGAGCCCGCCGTGGAAAAGGTTGCCGAGACCATCGCCAAGACTGAGCCTGTAGTCGAGGCGAAGCCCGTAGATCCCTGGGAGGGCGTTGCGCCCGTGGTGCGGGAAACACTCCAGGCCATAGACGGGAAAATGGGCAAGCTCACCAAGGTGAGCCATGAATTGAAAACCGCTGTCGGCCGCTTTCAAAGCGAAGTGGCCGCCGCGAAGTCCGTTGCCAAGACCATAGAGGATGCGCCGACTCAAGCCCAGATCACGGCCGCGTCTCACTCCCTGGAGGAGTGGAACAAGCTGAAAGCGGATTTTGAGGGCTGGTCCAAGGGGATTGACGAGCGGATTGCCGAGCGCATCGCCGCGGAGCGCACCGAAACACTCAAGCAGCTCAAGCCCCAAACCGTTGACGTTGACGGAATCAAGCGCGACGTAGGCGCTGGCTTCAACGAGGCCATTTCTAAATCCAGACAAGAAGTTGTGAAGCTCGCCCGAGCCTTCGGCCGAGTGGATGGGAAATACCCCGACTGGGAAACCGATGTGCATTTGCCAACCGGCGAATACACACCCGAGTTTTCCGCTTGGGAGACTAAGCAAGCCCCCGACATCCGGGCGCTTGCCGATTCAGAGAGCGCAGCCGACGCCATCAAGATGCTCGATATGTTCTACGACCATCGCAAGGCGGAAGCAAAGCGCGAGAAAAATCAGGCCAGGCTCGCCACAGTCGTCGCCCCTAAACAGGCGAATAGCGGCGGGCCTACCGTTCTACCAGACGAAGCGGGCTTGTCTGTCGGCTACAACCGGATGGCCAAGCAACGCGCATAAACAAGGAAAGCAATCATGCCTCTCCAAACATATTCGACCTCAGCCGGTCGAATTAACGAAATCAAAGGCGAAATGCTGGCGATGGCTGAACCGACAATGGTTCTGGCCCTCGGCTGCGAGATGAAGAAAATCCCCAAGAACAAGGGGGACAACATCAGCTATCGCCGGGTCATTCCGACCGGCGGCGCCACGACCAACGCCAACACCATCAACCGCTGGTCTGTTACCGCGGTCTCCCACCTTCTGCAAGAAGGCGTGACCCCGAATGCGGAAACGTTGACCGATCAGTACGTCAACGTGCAGCTCTCGGAATACGGCGCGATCTACGGCTGGACCAACAAGACCGCCGATTTGCATGAGGACGACATCCCCGGCGATATGAAGTCCCTGCTCGCAAAGCGCATGGGCCTCGTTCAAGAGATGATTCGCTACGGCAGCATGAAGGCCGCTACCACCGTCCTCTACGCTGGTGGCACGACCCGAGCGACAACCGATGAGGCGATCAGCCTTCCCGTGTTGCGGCGCGCGGCCCGCACCTTGCTGGCGAACCATGCGGGCAAGAAGTCCAAGATCATCGCGGCTGGCCCCGATTACGATACCTCGGCCATCGAGGAAGCGTTTTTGGTGTTCGTGCATACCGATGCGGCTGCTGACGTGCGGGATCTGCCGAATTTCGTGCCGGTTGCGAAATACGCCGGATTCAAGCCGATCAGCCCCAAGGAAATCGGTTCCTGCGAGGAGTTCAGGTTTGTCCTGAGCCCCGAACTGGCGAGTTACGCGGATGCCGGCGGCGCGAATGCCGCGCTGTATGGCACCACCAGCGCGGCGTCGAACATCGACGTTTACCCCTTCGTCATCTGCGGGGAAGATGCCGTGTTCGACATCGCGCTGAAAGGCGCCGACTCGTTCAACCTGTCGGTGATCCCCCACACACAGAAGGACAAAAACGACATCCTCGGTCAACGCGGATACGTGGGTGCGTCATTCTGGTCGGCAACGCTGGTCGCCAACAATGGCTGGATCGCCGTGGTTGAAGCTGGCGTGGATGACCTCGTGTAATCAATGAGTTAGTAAACCCAATAGGACCGGGCTAAGTCGCCCGGTTTTTCTATTCCAACTAGATTCACCAAGGAGTTTCACAATGAGTAATGCACGCAGACTTAACGGCGTCACGATGGGGCTGGCCAGCGCCGTCCTGATTAACACCGCCGGTTCCGCAAACACCCTTGCTCACTCGGTCACTACTGCAGGGATGATTAACGGCAAGTACGTTGCCACCATCGCCAACACAACTGGCGAAACCACTCCGACGACTGACGCCAGGACAGGCGTTGCGTTTCCGACGCTGACTGACAACCAAGCAACCGTGGTTGTTTATGGTCAGGACTTGGATGGGGGCGCTTGGCTGGCGTGCCAAGGCAGCATCGAAGCCACTGAGATTGGTGTCACCACGGTAGCGGGCGCGTTCAAGACGACTCCGCAGTTCCCGAACCTGCCTGACGATTTCATGGTAGTGGGCTACCAGTTGATCCGTACGGCGCCGAGCGCGGCTGACTTTACCGTGGGCGTCTCGAACTGGAACGCCACCGGCATTACCTTCAGCACGATCCAGAACTGCGGCGTCTTGCCTGACCGTCCTCAGACCAGCTAACGGGAGATGAGCTATGAGTAACTCACGAAGGCTGAACGGCGTAACGATGGGGTTTTGTAAGACAGGTCTCATCAAAGGCACGACCAGCACCTATACGACCACGGTGACTTCCAAGGGCGTGATTAACGGCAAGAACGTGACCGGCCTGACGGCACAAACCAACGTAGCGACGCCTACTACTGACGCTCGAACCGGGGTGGTATTCCCGTCGCTGGCGGACAACCAGGCAACCGTTCTGGTGATCGGGCAAAAGGCCGACAGCACGATTCAGATGTGCCAAGGCAGTATCGAGGACACCGAAGTTGGTGTTACCACGACTGCTGGGGCCTTCATCAGG